TGGTCTTGGTTACGGTCATATCCTGGCGGATGGAATAAACCAGGTTATCCCAGTCACCGGCGATCAGCAGCGGACCGTCGGCATTCATAGAGCCGTTGCGGGGGAATTCAATGCGCTGGCCGTCCAGCTGATAGGTGGTGCCGCCGGTCATGCCGTTGCGGAACAGGGGCTGGCCGTTCTGATCGGTGATGCCGCGCAGGTGAGCACGGCTCTGGAGGGAACCCATGTAGCCGTTCACCAGGAAGCCATCTTCTTCAACCAGAGAAATCAGGCCGCCGGGGCCCATGATGTCGGCGAAGCCGTCATCGGTGGCGGTCACAACATTGCCCTTTTCAATGGCGGTGGTCACAATGCCCTCATCCCAGGAGGCGGGCTTGTTGGTGCCGTACAGCATGGCGTTGTCGATCACCTGTCCAAAAGCCTGGGAAACCAGGGGCTTGATCTGCGCCCAGATGTCGTACTCGGCGTCAGCCAGAACAGCGTCGGCCACGGGCACGATCACGGCGATTTCCTCTGCGGTGATGATTTTGTTGGTCCAGTCCACCTTGGTGGTCTGCTTCATGCCGGTGTCGCCGTCTACAAAGTAGGCGTAGGGCAGGGAACCCAAAACCGGCATCTTCAGGGTCTTGGAGGACATGTTGGGCAGGCGCTTGGCCAGCTTCAGCACGGCGGAATCTTCGGTAACGCCCTGGATGATCTGGTTGGACTGCTCTTCGGGGATTAGCGCAGCAGCGCCGGTGCGGGTAATCAGTTCATTGAAAACTGCCATAGTGTTTTATCCTTTCTTCCTGTCTTAACCGCGCAGGAAAGCGTTCATATCGAAGGCGCCGCCGCCGGTTCCGGCGTTCTGGCTGCCTCCACGGGTGTCGGGGGAATCGGTGAAAATATAGCCGTTGTGTTCCTTCAGGGGATCAACCTGTTCTTTCAGGCCGGAAACAATAGCACCATCTTCACCAAATACGATTTTGCTTCTGTCCAGAAGCTTCATCAGCATTTTTGCATCCTTGGGGTTGTATGCAGCCAGCGCACCGAGGATAGTTTCATCCTGCTGGTAAACTTTAACCTTGGCGTTTGCGGCATCAAGGCGGGTCTGCACATCCTTGAGTGAATTGGCTTCATTTCGGGCGGTGGTCAGGTCGTTGGTGAGGGTTTCAAGCTGAATCTGCAGCCCGTCTGCACGTGCTTTTTCGGCGGCTGCTTCGTTCTGAAATCCCTGTATATCCTGGCCGTTCTGCTGCATTACGAACTCAATCTGTTCATCAGTCAGCCCCTTGTTTTTCAAATCTTCGCGCTTCATGTGCGCTCCTTTCTCGCCTTACGCTGTTTACGTGGAAGCTCACGCGGCGGTTCCCAATGTCGCTTTGGGTTGCGGATATGCCATAAAAAAACCGCCCGTCGGCGGCTTGATTATGCTTCTTTGGGTTTCGGGGTACGTTTGCGAGGTTTGGGCGGCGCTGCCGCTTCTGTGGGGGCGTCCCTCGCCCGGGCAAGCGCATGCTGCACTCCCGGGGAATTCAGAATAATGCGCATTTGCTTTCGATATGCCCCGTCGTTATCGCCTGCTGTTTTATCCACGCGGGCGATCTCCAGCAGCGCATTTGTAAGCGTTACGATTAATTCCATGTGATTTTATCTCCTTCCAGCGCCCGCTTGATCTCCCCGTATGCACCATTGGCGATGCATACCTTCACCATGTCGTTGAAATGGCTGCGGAAGAACTTGTCCGAGCACCGGGCGCGGCTGTCAATGTCCATAATGTCTTCAATCAGGCGCTTGATTCCATAGGCCTGAGATTCCGTGATCTGAATCATTTTTTCCATTATGTTCCTCCCTTCTGCTGCGGGGCGTAATGCCCGGTCGTAGTGATTGCGGATGGCTTCAGCTTGCGTGCTGCTTCGCTCATAACAACCCTGCCGCCCTCGCGGCTGTATTTGCGGGGCAGCTTGTATTTGCCGGTGAGCGCCCGAAGCTTGCCCTGCCACTTCGTGACATACGCACGGGCAAGGCGTTCGTCCTCCGGGGTGATGGCCGCTGCCTGCCTGCGCTTCCATTGGCGCACCCGGCGCTCCATGTATCGCTGCTGCTGGCGAGTTTTATAGCCCCGTGCGTCCTCCGGGTTCTGTGCTTTGGTTGGCGCGCGGCCCTTGTCGGTAAGCCCCGGCACATATACCGTCATGCTGTGCTTGCAGTGTGGATGAAACAGTCCTGCGTCACGGGCTTCTGCCACTGTGCCGTAACAGTCTGGGTGGTTGATCTGCGCACCGGTGAGGGAAAGCACCACGTTTTCCCAAACCGCACAAAGCGGGCATTCGTCCGTGTGGTCAGATATAATCACCAAATCCTCGCCGTGGGCAAGGGCTTCCTGGGTGTATCCGGCGATTGCAGAATGCATCATGCCGGTGCGCACAGCCATCTCGGAATATTCGGCCATGCCCCAGCGCCGTCCGGCCTTGTCCACAAATGCGGTTATACCGCGATCTGCAAACATGTTCATGGTGCGCTGTATGGCCTGCTGAGTGGTTTCCACGCCTATCACCGCCATCTGAAGCCCTTCGGACAGCACCTGGCGGTAAATGTCCTCAGAATCGCGCAGTATGCGGCGGTGCAGCTCAGAAAAGCGCTTAGCGCTGTCATCAATCAGCGTCACCACGTCCTGTGATCTTGCGGCGCTCACGCCGGTGATCCCAAGCTCGCGCCAAAGTCCGTCCGCGCCTTCATCGTGTGCGGCCCAGAATAGCTGCACACGCTCATAGGCGCTCTTTTCAGCCAGTTCATCTATGGCCTTTTCCAGTTCCCGGCGCACCTTCTGCACCTGTGCAAGCTTTTTCTGTGCCCATGCGGCGGGGTCGCGTCTGTCAATCCCCTTGCAGTTCCGGGCGATGATTTCCAGCAGCCTTTCCTCTGCTTCTGCGTATATCTTCAGAAGGGCTTCCGCCCGTTCTTCCGTGGCATTGGGAATCAATCGGCATCACCTTCGCTGTCTCCTAGGCGGGAATCAGGGTCCAGCGGATCGGGGCCATCAAAGCCCTTTTCCGTGCGGATTTTCGCAATCTCTGCCGCCTTTTGCGCATCATCCCAGTCAGGATGCAGCATGTTCACCTTTGTTTCGGTGGAAACAGCGCCCGCGCGCTCCAGCTGCTCAATGATCTCTGCCAGCTGGGCAATATCCGGCTGATTGTTGGCGGGCAGCTCCACGGTGATGTCCGCTTCCGGGTTCACCGGCGATTTGAACACGGCCTTGTCCAGCCGCAGCATGGCGCGGATGATATCATTGATGGCGTGCCACCAGAAGGTTTTCTTCGTTTCCGTGGTGCGGATGGATTTGCGTTCGCGCACATTCAGCGCAGTGCCGCTTTCCGCCCGCCCCTCAATGTCCAGCCCGGCGCTCTGGGGCGCGTAGCCAGCCAGGGAAAGAATCTGGCGGATCAGGTTCTCGCAAACGGAGATTCGGCTTTCGGCGCGCATCTCCGGGTTCACGATGGTGATGGGGCTGGAAGATCGGTCTGAATCGATGTCCAGGGCGGTGAATGCGCCCGTTCCATTGGAGAACACAAATTCATTGGCTTTGCAGGCGCCGTCGTTAAAAATTGCATCCCTGCGGCGCAGGTATTCAGCAGGAACAATAACGGTGGTTTTCGTCATGCGGGTTTCGCGCTGCATGGCGGAATAGGCCTCGTCCAGCGCTTCAAACAGGCCGTACAGCCCATCAAAATCGCTGCGGCCGAAGGGAAGGTAAGGCCGTTCTCGGTTGGGCAGCATGTTGGGCACATAAAACGCCAGCATGCAATTCGCGCCGCTGTTGGCGTCCGGCAATACGGCCGCCGTTTCCGGGATGGCATTGAGGGGCTGCTGCGCGCCCAGGCTGTTTGTATCGCCCTTGTAGAGCGCAGACAGGATGTGTCCATCCGGCCTGTAGGTTTCCTGCAAGCGCCAGATCGCGTCGTGGTTTTCCTCCTCCCGAACGATGTTCCAGAAGGTGATCTGCGTGATCGACCGGCCGATGAACTGGGGCAGGCCTGCATCGGCGGGAACGGCAACCAGCCGGGGAAAGGAATCCGCCTCGCTGTCCCATACCCATTTCAGGAACACGCCGCCGTACACGCTGGCCATCTCCGCCGCTTGAAGCAGCACAGAATAAACGCTCGCTTGTTTCATGATATCGGCGATGCGCTGCTTGGTGGGTTCATGCTTGCAGGTGATTTCCGGGGATGCTGCAAAGATCATGGTCGCAGATAGCGTGGCCAGGTCCGCAGCGATGGGAACGTGCATTTTGATGTTTTCATCGCTTTTCCAGAATGAATTGGTGTTGCCGCCGCCTGCCCTGCGCAGACAATCGGGCTCGCCGGAATACCATGCGGCGCTGCGCTCATAGTCTTGCCATAGCCAGTGGATCGGCGGGAAGGGGTTTTTCGTGGTCAATTGTCATCACTCTCCTGTTGATTTCGCGCCTGTATGCCATCAGGGCGTAGCGCAGGGCGTCGCATGCGTGGTCGTTGGTCTTTACAGGCTTGTCCTCGCCCCGCTGCTGGGCCTTGGGGTCCCAGGAATAGCCCTGGATTTCGTCGATCAGGTGCTTGCAGCGGGGATGGATCATCAGCACGCCCGCATCAATTGCGGATGATACAAGCTGTATGCCTTCCAGCACCGTATTGTCGGCGCGCTTAATGCGCAGGCTGGGCGCGTCCTCCTTCAGCTGCAGAATGAAGCCCTCCGCCGCCGGGTCGATGATCACCGAATCGGGGGAAGGGCCTTTCAGGGCGAACGCCTGCATGTCCCGCGCATATTGCTTGGGGCTCTTTGCGCCGGCTTTATCCGCCATGTGGTAGTATTCATCTGTCACCCAAATCCGCCCGTCATCGCCTGCAGCCAGGCGCAGAAACGCCGTTGGGTTGGTATGGCCGATATCCGCCGCGATCCATTGCATGCGCAGCCTGGGCAGTTTATCCGAAACATGCCGGGTCAGGTCGAACATGGGATAAATTGCGCCCTCTGCCGCCACCCAATCGCCCAGGATGAACCGGCGGTAGAAAACGCCGGTGTATTCCTTTTTGAGATTGTCTATGTAATCCGCAGGCAATGTGGTGTTATCATCCAGCAGGAATTTGATGCGGTAGATGTCCAAACCGGGCTTGTCGAGGAAATTTACCTTCAGCCAGTGCCGCGGGGAATCCGGGTTGGTAGTGCCGAACAGCTTTGCACCCTCCGTAGAAAGACGGGAGAGCAGCATGGTGAAGAAATCCTCCGGCACGAGGGTCAGCTCGTCCACATACGCACCCGAAAGGGTAACGCCGCGAATCTTGTTTTCACTCAGGGCATTGGCTGCGCCTTCCAGATCCACGCTGCGCCCGAATATTTCCGCACGTTTTGCCGGGATCGACATGTGCATGTTGTCCTCGCCCAGCAGCGCTTGCAGCGGCTCCAGGCAGTTTCGTTTCAGGGTGGTAAGCGTTCTGCCGGCCATCAGGTATTTGCCGTCTATGGGGCGCGTAGCCAGCCACAGCGCCCACATGATGAGGGAAGAAAAGGTCTTGCCGGAGCGCACCGAGCCCTCCAGGATGTTGATGCGCTTGAGTCGTCCATGCTTCCAGTCGGAGATGAACTCCTTCTGCTTTTCGGTGAAGTAAAACTCAGTCAACGTTCTTCACCGCCTCGATGATGGCTTCCACGGCTCCGCGAGATTTTTCTGCCTTGGGTTCAATGGCCGCATACCGCTTCATCAGTTCCTTGCCAGCGTTCAGCCTGTCCTGCAGAGAGGCATCAAGGCCGAACTGATCCTTTACCTCGCCGCGCATGACGGAAGAAAAGAAGCGCATCACCTCATCGGCGGAGGCAACGCGCTGGGCTTCCAGTTCTGCCATGCGGGACTTGATATAGGCGGAAACTTCAGGTTTTTTCATGTTTTCATTCCCGATGCTGTATGCAGTTTTGCTGCTGTATCCTGCCCTCCTTGCCGCCTCTGTCTGATTACCACATTCGATGTAGGCATCCGCAAAGGCTTTCTGTTTTTCGGTGAGGTTCACTCTCCATCACCGCCGTCAAGCCGATCTGCAAGTATCATGATTACTTCGATGGGGCTGTAGGTTTCGATGAGGGGTTCGGGACAATCTTCTTCCTTTACGATGTATCGGGTTACTATCCTGCGGGCTTTTTCGCTGTAATGCTGGCGCTTGTTTATAAATACGTGGATTCCGCGTGCGCACAGCGCGTTTTGCAGCTTGGTGATTTTCCCTCGGATGTTCATGCTGTGCGCCTCCTTTCGTGCATAACAAAAGGCGGGGGATTGCTCCCTCGCCTCGCGTGTATTCTTTTACTCTGCCAGTGTATCACATAAAAACGCGCAAAAACGCGCAACTATTGAATTACTGCAAAAATTCCTCATAATAACGGGTAAACATGCTGCGCAGTTCACGCGGGTCTACATTGTGCGATTTCATAAAGCCAATGAATTCATTCCACAAGAATTCATGTCGTTCTTTGTGGGCTTTTATATCGGCTTCAAACTGGCTTCCATCGTAATCATATGCGTATTTGCTGGAAAGCTCGCCGACCCGGAATCGCTTCACCATTACGCGATCAACATTCTTCATATAAAATTCCTTTTCCTGAACGCCTTCACCCGGCGCGGCCTTTCCGTGATCGCGGCCAGGAGCGTGGCCGGTATATAGATAAACAGCAGGCTCATAGCCAGACCTCCTTCCGCCCGGATTGGAGGCTCCGGGCTGGCCTTGGTCGGTTATTTATCGACGGTTTCGATTTCAAAGGGTTCGTATGCTTCTGGGGTGTATATCGGATATTTGCTCACCGTCCGCCCCTTGGCGATTGCGTACTCACGGTCTCTGCGTTCGATGTTTACGTTGAGGTCGTTGGCTTTCTTTATCCTTGTGCAGACAGCCTTGCATACTGGCAGGGTGTAGGAGTCGGCCTTCCATACATATTCGATGTTGCTTACCACGTAGCCGCCCTTCATCAGGAAGTAGCTTTTTCCGGCGTGCTCACCCTCAAGGTAGGTTACTTTTATGATGTACTTCTTCATGGTTTTGTCCTTTCTGCCCTGCCATCATCAGACCGTGTGGGGCGGTTCACGGTGACACCCGAAGGTGTTTCGGCTTGTCGGTTGGTTTATTTGGTGCGGATTTCGTAAACCGGAAGGCCCTTCGGAAAGCCGTATCCAATACTGGCTTCGTAGCGATCCTGTCGCTCACAATTACGGATGAATGCTTCGGCTTCGCACTGGCTGCGGAAGGAAGTGATCAGATTGTTGTTGCTGTATACCTTGTATTTTTTCATGGTGTTTACCTCCGTTTGTTTGTTTGTTGTGTTCCCTTGATCTGATACTATTATATCGTATATGTCCACTATATACAAGTCGGAAAATTGCCAGAAGTTTCAGAGGGATTTTTGTTCAATGTGTATATAGCGGATATATATAAAATGCGGTATAATAACAGAGAGGTGATAAGCATGGGCGAAAAGTATACCGAGGCGCAGAAAAACGCCACAATGAAGTATCTACAGGAAAAGACGGATGATATACGGCTGCGGCTGCCAAAGGGCACGAAGGAGCGTTGGAAGGCTGCTGCGGATGCAGCGGGGTATTCTTCCATGACCAAATTCGTGCAGGATGTTGTGGAAGCCGCTATCAGCACAAAGGACGCAAGGGGTTAACCCTGCGTCCTTTCTTTTACGTTGATATACTGGGCGATGAAATCCACGGCCTGAGCTTCATGGCGGCGGGCAGTTGCTTCGTCACAGAACAGCTTCATAGCGATGAAGCGCCAGCTATGGCCATCGACATAGCGATAGAAGATTACCTTTTCCTGGAAGGGCGGGAGCTGGGCCACCAGTTCCTCCATGCAGTTGCGCAGGCGGATCAGATCGGCACTTTCCGCCTCGACATGCGAAACCAGGTCGCGGTAATTGCGCTCCATGCGCTGCACGGTCTGTACCACATCGCTGAGATCGGACTTTTTTCCGCTTCGGGGCATTCCGGTGAGATTCTGGGCGTTGAGAGTATCGCGGGCATCATCGGCCCATTTCTGGGCAATTTTGCGCTCTTCCTCCAAGCGGTTGATCTTACTGACATAATTGCCCCATCTCCAAAGCAGTTTGCGGGCAGCTTTCCGCTCAAGATGTTTTTCCGTAACCATCCACCTCCTTCACATGTTTGCACCACTTCAACAGATCAACACACCACTGCTGCACATCTTCATACGAAGTGCCACTTTTAAGCATGCTTGCAAACAGATCCATATACTGTCCCCAAGTCCATACACCGCATTCGTTTTCAATTTCCTCTGCGTAGTAGCTCAAAGAACAGGCCTCTGCATCACCACACAATACCGCTAATGCATTGTGTTTGTTTATACGATCAGCACTTCCATTAACCATATCAGCGATAGTTTCGGTAATATGCGGGATCAATTCGACGATCTGTTTTGTGATATCTTTTGCCTTCCCCAGAATTGTTGTGGATTCAAGCCCAACATCCACACGCTCATTCATTTCTTCCTTGCCCGGCACATCCACCAAATCCGGGTGGGTGGTTTCCTGCTCCAGCGCCCAGAGGATATTCCATGCCGCTGCACGCAGGTGGGGTTCATCAGTTTCACCGCACCAGTAGCGCTTCAGATGCCTGAAAGCGGAATCGATGAAGCTGTGCTGCGGGATGCCCTTGTCCACGTTGCGCTCACCGTATTTGATTGCGCCTTCCTCGCAGTGCTTGGCAACATCATGGATCGCATGCCAGGGGAGAAGGTCAAAGCGACCTTTCCCTGCATGCATGTCCCGCTGTGCGCCCGTGGAGAATTCGGTTCTTTCGCCGCTGTCTTTGATGCTCATATGTTCCTCCTCAGTACAGGCCGCCGAAGTAACGACAGCCACGGGCGTTTTCGTCGGCTTTAATGCAGGGCAGTTCATCGAGCGCTTTGGCAAGCGGACACATGCGCTGCTCCATTGTGTTCTTCTGGCACATCAGGCAGTGATCCTTGATGGCTTCGCTCATGGCTTCCAGCGCTTCCCACGAAAGCCACAGGCCATCGTTGCGCATATCCTTCCCGTTTACGTTGGTGATGTGCAAGGAATACCGGAACCCTGGCAGCTGGCGACGGATGCTCTTCTGCTGCTCAAGGGGCATGGTTTTGAATATCTCTTCATACAGTTTGCCGATGATTCCCCGACCCGTCTTGTAAAGCCAGTTTCCGTTTCGGATGCTGTGGATTCGTCTCTCCAGCCCCCCCAGATTTTCCATAGCCTCCACTGCCGCGATGGCGTGCATGAAGGTCTGGCGTTCACTGGCCGTCATCCGCTTTTGTTCCATCTTCTTCCTCCTTAGCTGCCTTCGGCTTTTCTCGGATGCATGTAACCGCCAGCGGGCAGAAGAAACGATCCCCGCACCACGCGGCCCACATGCATCTCCAGCATTTGTGTTTCGGCGATATACTTCCCATCTCAGTCATTCTTCTCCCTCCGGTTCTCGCAGTAATCATCCGCATCGCTTGCCACCCAGATGCAGGCCAGCATGAGGGCCGTCAGGAAGATAGCAGCGGCAAAGATCAGGGGCCACATTATCGCCACCTCCACAGGATGATCAGCGTGCAGATAATCAAAAAGGCAGCAGCCAGTGTGCTGTAAAAGAAATCAGTATCCGTGCAGAAACGGTTTATGAATTCGTTCATGTTTCCTCCTTCGGCGCTTCGGGCAGCGGCATCCAGTGGGACGGCGTTCCATCGCAGGACGCATAAAAGCCGTCATCGGTATTCGAGTACCAGTCATCTTCGCCGCTATACCAGCCAACCGCCATGTTATGTTTAAACAGCATCAAAACCTCAAAGTTTTCCTCCGGCAGCCTCTCCTCCACGCTGATCCACTTGGGCTGGGCGGATTCAAGCTGCTGAACCATTTCGGTGAGTTCACCAATATGGTTTTCAAGCTGCTGGATGAGGGCGAGGGCATCAATCATGCTTTCGTTGGCCTTTTCTAAACTCCATAAAAGATCACTGGCGCCACCGCAATCAATGTCCCAACCGGCTTTTTCTATAGAATCAGCAAGCCCCTTCTTGATCTCCTCAGGCGTTCTGCCGTTGATCTTGTCAGCCATAATCAATCCTCCCGTTTGATGAGAACAACATGATCGACATTATAATAAAAATCATCCTCATTGAAATGGTATCCGCAATCAGCGCAGATAAGGTACTGGAACTCAATTGAACCGTGGTCTACCTTTGTGACTTTCTTCCTGATCTTTCCGTTTTTGCATACCTTCTGCCGTTCTCCATATTGGCATAGGTTTTCAAGGATAAGCGAACCGCCGCATATCGGACATACTACTTTCTTCATCCTTCCACCTCCGCATCCGCTTTTACGCCGCCATCGCAATAGCCATCCGGGAGAACGATATGCCCGATCAAACCACATTTCAAAGCGTCATCTCTGAAATTCCATTTAAAGCGCTCCCATTCAGTTATCTTCATAGCGTTCAGACAAGCCTTACACCGCACCACCTCAACAGCGTCCACGGCAGGGAGTCTGGCAATATCGTTGCAATCAACGGTACCGCCGACATGATTGTGCGCCAGTTCCAGCAGCGCACTCCTGCTGATCAGGTCGTTATTCATTGCTTGCCCTCCTGTTCTTCCCTCGGTATGCCTTTCGGTCGTATTCAGCGAAGGAATCCGTGGAATTAAATATCGGTTTTCGGTTCACCCATTGTGCGAAATCTCGCATCTGCTTGGTCGGTTCGATTTTGTTCTCAAAATCCCGGTACGGTTGAGCGAACACATTCACACCTGCATTCCGAAGCGCCAGCGCCCGGTGCTCTGCGGATTTGATGTCCTGCACCAGCAAGTACACAAATACCCGGTAAGGCTTTACACCGTGCTGCTTGAGCAAATCAACCTTCTCCAGCACTGTGTCCAGCATTGCGTCCGTATCGCAACTCATACGGATGAACCGTATCCATTTCAGTTTGCTTATGATCTCAGCCGCTTCGGGAGTGATCAGCCGCGCATCCATGCCCTGGTTGAAGTCGATTCGCACGTTCTGGCCGATCATGTTTTCCATCTGCTGAATACCGAAATCACAGGCCAGCACATTGTTGTCCATGAATACGATGTCCCGGGAATCAGGGCGTTTCACTTCCTGCCAGTTCCTATAGGCACGGATCGTGCCTTCCTTCTTCGGCACAATGCACCACGGGCATTTGCGGATGCATCCACGGGTCAGGAATCCAATGGCATGGTCGCAATCGGGATACAGGCTGTAGTCCGGGAACATGGCATCCACTTCTGGCGGAAGCTCATCCAGAATGCCGTAGCCCGTGCCGCCCTTGATGGTGTCCGGCGGCAGCATGGGATCTTCCGGGCTGAAGGTGAAAATCTTGCTGGAATATACCCGGTCATATTTCACCATCGGAATCCACCATTCCACATGATCTCCCTGCGCCTTGTGGTAGGCAGAGAGCTTCATGAGAGCGTAATTGGGAAATCCAGTGTAGTCACTGTCATGTAAGGCTATCAGGCTCATCCTGCACCTCCCTAGCGTCCCCGGCCCATTGCTCCGCCATTGCGCGGGCTATGCCGGGGAAGGTTTTGCTTCTGGTTTTCGAATCACGATTGCTTTTCAGTGCGTACCGTGAATACACATGCCCATCTCGCCGGGAACTG